GCCGGGGTTGCCGCATAACAAAAATTTTTTTTATTTTTTTCAAATTTTTTTATTTTTTATTTTTTTCTTGCTTTTATTTTTTTATTTGGGGGATCAGGGGGATAGTTGACCCACGGGTTTCAGGTGTGGTACAGTTATGTGGGCCAGACTATAGAAGGAGAGTACATGCCCAGCTACAAGAAGAAGGTTACGGCCAAGACTCATGCCCTGGTATTCGATCGGTTTACGAACTCGGACGGGACTTGGGCGATCGAGGATGCGATTAGGTTCTCTCGGGAGATGTGTTCGGATGGTCGAGGTTGGGGTCTAACCAGGCACCAGAAGATTAGTCACAACCTGTCTTTGGCTTTCTGCGCTCTTGTGGAATCGGGGATGCCGATTTCCAGGTGTTGTGATTTGCTACACATCTCCAGGATGACTTACATGCGTTGGGTGGAGCGAGCCAAGGGTGGTGAGGAACCGTACATAAGTTTCGTCCGGATGCTCGCTGCTGCCGATGCGCGGAAGACGGCCAGGCTCCTCTCGGGCATAGAGTCTCACGGAGACAAGGAGTGGAAAGCTTTGGCCTGGATATTGGAGAAGTCGAACAAGGAAGAGTTTGGTAAGACTTCTAAAGTGGATGTCAATCATCAAGTATCGGGTAAGGTGCGGGTCGAGGCTGTAGCCCGACTCCCAGACAACCAGCGAAAGGATAAATATGTCCGCGTCATTGACGTTGCCCCAGTCTCCCCAGAAGACGGTTGAGAACGAGTTTGCCCCTCAACCTGGTCCTCAGACCCAGTTCCTTTCCACCCGCGCAGACATCGCGGTTTACGGCGGGGCTGCTGGTGGGGGAAAGACCTGGGCTTTGTTGATGGAGCCGTTGCGCCACATCCACAACACGAACTTCGGCGCTGTCATCTTCCGTCGGACCTTTCCTCAGATTAAGAACGAGGGTGGTTTGTGGGATGAGGCTTACAAGATGTATCCGCTTTTTGGTGGGCAGCCCAAGGAGTCGTACTACGAGTGGATTTTCCCCAGTGGTGCGAAGGTGTCGATGCGTCATCTCCAGCATGAGAAGAACAAGTTGGAGTTCCAGGGTGCCCAGATTGCGTTTACTGGGTGGGACGAGTTGACACACTTTACAGCGGGTCAATTTTTCTACCTCTTGTCTAGGGGGAGGTCGTTGTCTGGTGTGAAACCCTACGTGCGCGCCACGTGCAATCCAGATGCGGGCTCGTGGGTAAAGGATTTCCTTTCACCTTGGATTGATTCCAAGTCTTCTTTCAAGGCTCAGTCGAACGAGCTACTTTGGATGTACCGGGACTCCTCCTCCTTTTATTGGTGGCGGGATGATTTGCGGGCGACGATGTTCGACGACCCGAATCAGATGACCTTGTTGCAGGCGAAGGCGAAGTACCCGAATCGGATGAAGACGATTACTTTTATTGCTTCCACCATCTACGACAACAAGATTCTTCTGGAGACGAATCCTGAGTACCTCGGGAACCTGGAGAGTTTACCGATGGTCGAGAAGCGTCGTTTGCTTTACGGGGATTGGGATATCAAAGAGGGGGATCAACTTTTCAAAAAGGAGTGGTTCGAGGTTTTAAAAGACCACGAGATTCCTTACGAGAATATTACTCACAAGGTTCGCTACTGGGATTTAGCTGCGACGACGAAGTACGAGGACAAGCGGGCGTGTTACACTGCTGGTGTTTTGGCTGGCATTGACGAGACGACCCGTATCGTTTACATTTTGGATGTTGTCAGAACTCGTTCTCGTGCTATCGATGTAGAGGCTCTTGTTCGTCAGACTGCGAGGACTGACGGCAAGGACACGGAAATAGTCATGGAGCAGGAGCCGGGCGCGTCGGGGAAGCAGGTCATAGACTCTTACACCCGTTTGCTCATGGGATATGTTTTCCGGGGTGATCGTCCGACAGGAAAGAAGGAGACCAGGGCGAAGCCTTTGGTGACTTCTGCCTCGAAGGGAAATGTGAAGATGCGTTACGCTCCCTGGAATTTAGCTTTCCTTGAAGAGATAGAGATGTATCCTTTGGGCTACAAGGATCAGACTGATGCTTGTTCCGGCTCATTTAACGAGCTTGCAGTTTACAACGAGTTTTACTTGGTGTGAAATATGGGACTATTGGCGAATCTGAGGGGTGACTTCCAAGTCATCTTACTCGAGGACTCCTCCGATCCGGGGCACGGTCGACCTTTTAGATGCCTATGCTTCGACGCCGTGGATACACGCGGTAACGAGTCGTATCGCGGGGGAGATAGCGGGGACGGCGTGGCGTTTGTACAAGGAGCCCACCTCTCTCGACTACCGTTTCAAGGGCGTATCTTACGCTGAAGACGAGTACAAGTTAGAGGAGGTCAGCAGTCATCCGCTGCTGGATTTGCTAGTAACCCCTAACCCAGTTATGGACGGGCACCACCTAATGTACCTCACGCAAGTCTACCTCGACTTGGTGGGAGATGCGTTTTGGATATTGGAGCGCCAAAACGGAATCCCTGTGGAGGCGTACCCTGTCCCACCGCATTGGGTGATGAAGACTCCGACACCGGACGACCCGACTTTTGAGATTCGTCACAACCTTTTTAACGGCAAGGTGCCGGAAATCGATGTCATTTGGTTCAAGAGCCCAAATCCCAAAGATCCTTACGGCAGGGGTCGTAGTCCTGGGTGGAGTCTTGCTCACGAGATCGACACAGATGAGCAGGCGGCGATCCATACAGCCGCGAGGTTTTACAATTCTGCGGTGCCGGAGTTGTTGGTGGGGGTCGAGGGTGCGAGAAAAGAGCAGTTGGAGCAGGCAAAGGGTCACTGGGAGGGAAAACTCCAGGGAGCCCGCAAGGCTTTCCAGACTCACTGGCATTCCGGCAAGCTCTCGGTCCACCAGCTTTCCCCGACGTTTCAAGAGTTGCAGTTGATTCAGCTACGTCAATTCGAGCGTGATACCGTGGTGCAGATTTTCGGAGTGCCGCCGGAAATTTTGGGAATCATCGAGAACGCCAACCGTTCGACGATCGATGCAGCGGACTACATCTTTACTAAGCGCGTGCTTTGGCCGCGCCTAAAAAGGATTAAGGCCAAGATCCAGCAAGACCTCCTGCCCCAGTTTTTGGGTTCGGAGAATTTGATACTGGGTTGTGATAGTCCGGTGCCTGAAGACAAAGATTATATCTTGAGTGTAGCCAAGGAAGTGCCCCAGACACGTACCATTAACGAGTGGCGTGATCTGCAAGACCTCCCGCCTGTCGAGGGTGGGGATGAATTTTTCGTGCCGGTCACCTACTCTTCCGCAGCAGGGAACGCTGATGAAGAAGAAACGGCAGAGGATGAAGAAGAAACGGCAGAAGAAACTGCTTAGGAGGAAGAGGATGAGTGAAGAAACCGAGGAAAGTCTTCCTATACTCAACTTAAAAAGGCGCTTCAAACCGGAGATTTATAGTTTGAACGACCTCGAAGAGCGGAAAAAGTTCTTCGACGAGAAGGAAATCGACGGTTCTGCCATCGCTGCGGAGCAGCAGGTACACGCTTTTTCCATCTCGGACGAGACGGTAGACCGGCACGGTGATGTGGTTTCTGCTTCGGGGTGGGTTACTGAGCACTACAACGGTATTGTTTTGTGGGCTCACAATCAAAGCCAACCCCCTGTAGCCAAGTCCGCAAAACTGTGGAAGCATTCCAAAGCATTGAAGTCCGTTGCGGCCTTCACCCCAAAAGACATGTATGCTTTCGGGGATTTGATAGGTCAGATGTTCGCCTCGGGTTTCCTGACAGACGTTTCTGTGGGTTTTAAAGCCCTGGATTACGAAGCAGCCCCCGCTGCTGATCAGGAAGCCCGTGGGGGGACACCCCTGTCGCCAGCGATTAATTTTAAAAAGCAAGAACTCCTTGAATATAGCGCAGTTACGGTAGGCTCTAACCGTAACGCGAGGCTCCAAAAAAGTGCTTTTGACCATGCTAAAGAGGCTGGTTTAGACACAACCCCGGCGGCAGATTACCTAGACGAGTACATGCAAATTCACGCAGATGTGCTGGGGATGTCGAAAGCCCAGTTAGAAAAAATTTATTTCGGGCACAGGGAGAAGGAAATTATAATTTCCACCCCTCCCTTGCGTGAAGAGCCTAAACATGACAATAATGATACCGTAAAAGTCAATCTACAGGATTGGACGGATACCGTCGACGTCCCGCAAGTCACGAAGCAGGCGGTGGACAGCGTTATTAAGGCGCTCATGCCCCAACTTCGGGATGTGTTGGGAGAGGCGACTGGTCAATCGATCCGCGATGGCATGGAAAGGTCTTTTGAGGACCTTGCGAAGAAGATGGAGGACAACGCTCCCATCAATCGCAAGTTCGCAAGGGGTTTGATCAGCGGTACTTCGGACATCGTCCGGAATGAAAAAGCTGGTCTCCACGACTATTTGAAGTGCCTTGGCCAGTCCAAAGGTGATCTCCAACTTGCAATCAGCATGGCCAAGGACATGGGCAACGACCTCGTTGTTCGTGCTCTTAACGAGTCCACCATGGATTCGGTAGGCATGTTGGTTCCGGAAGAGATGTCATCTCAGATTATCGAGCTTCGTGACAACGCTACCGTGATGCGGCAGCTTGCCCCTGCTCCGATTCGCCTTCGTGGCACCCGGACTCTTCCTCGCGAAGCTTCCAGGGCTCAGGCTTTTTGGGCAGACGAGTCGGAAGACTTGACGCTCACATCTACAACGCTTGATCAGGATCGTTTGGTCCCGAAAAAGCTTACTTGCTTGATGGTCGCCACCAACGAGTTGCTCAATGACGCAACCAATGTTGAGTCGTACATCCAGCGGCAGATGGCTCGGGCCATCCGTCTTAATGAAGATGCCACCTTCCTTCGGTCACCGGGAACGCTCAAGCGTCCTGCTGGTCTGAAGAGTTTCATTGACGCCGGAAATACTTTTAACCGCACCAAGGCAGGGCCTTCGTGTACGGTAGACGAGATTTTTTCGGACCTAATTGAAATGATGAGGCTTCTGAAAGTTGCCAATCATGAGGTTGGGCCTGGCGTCTCAAGTTGGATCTTGAACTCCACTACTTGGAGTGGTCTAGCTAACAAGCTGTCGACGACAGCGGACACTCGCATTTTCCTTCCGGAGATGCTTGCAGGTCGTCTCGTTGGTATTCCGTTTGCGGAGACCAACCAGATTCCTGATAACTTGGGCGGATCCTCGGATCAAAGTGAAATGTACCTAGTCACTCGTGACTATATGACCATTGCGGACAGCGACGACATCCGGTTGGACGCGAGTCGGGATGCTTCGTATAAAGACGAGTTTGGTACACTGGTTTCCGCTTGGAGTCGGGACGAGGTAGCGTATCGTTTGATTACGCGCACTGACTTCTACTACCAGTACGGAGACGGCGCAGCGTTGCTCGAAGACGTCGATTGGCAGATTTAAGAGAAACAAGGAGATAACCATGGGCTTGGCTCACGCATATGATGCTTTCAGTTTGAGCATCGTCAAACACGGATTCGCGCCGCAAGATGTTACGGTTCTAGCGACTTCCGCAGAGATCGATCGAACTGCCATTACGGAAGGTCGACCTCAGTCGATGCAGGTCATCGTTACCGGGGAGTGTACGACTGCCGGTGGCGCTCTTGGTGATGCCGTAGAGTGCATTATCACGGTGCAGGATTCCGACACTTCAGGGTCGGGTTTTGCCTCGTTCAAGACTTTCACTGCTTCGCTGGTTGTCGATGCCAACAACGGTGCTCACCAATATTCGGTGATGTTGCCTGTCAAGTTGTTGGCTGCTAACCAGTTTGTTCTCGCTACTGTCATCGTTCAAATGGCGGCAGGGGCGACGGGCACTTTGTCGAATGCTACGGCGGGATGTGAGTTGCAGGTGGGCGGATTCAGCCTCAATGCTCCCCAGCCTGAATATTCGACCGCAGGGTACTTCGAATTTATCGTATAGAGGTGATTTATGCGTAAGCGTATTAAGTTTATAAAGCCTTACAATCACTATTTCCAAGGTGACATAGCGGGTTTCCGCGACAGGCTTGCAGACAACTTAGTGCGCAAAGGGATCGCCGTCCCCTACGTAGACGCCGAAACTCCCGTAGCAGTCCCGGCCTCGGTGGAATCTCCACCAGAGCCTGCCGCCGAGGTCGAGGACACTACGGAGAAAGATTTGCTAGATATGAAGCACCGAGAACTCAAGGCGATAGCGGAAGAGCTTGGTATTTCTACAAGTGGGTCCAAGGCCAAGCTCGTTGGTAGGATCGTTGAGGCTATGCAGGATGCGGAATGAGTCTGACGCTTGGTATCGACGACTACACAAGCTTGCCTGCGGTCAAAGAGGTCTTAGACATCTCTATCCGCACCCATGATGACACCTTAGTCCGGATGATTCGGACTGCTTCTCGCCACATCGATAAATTCTGTAACCGCAGTTTCTACTATGATGCTGCTGCCATAGAGACTTTCCGGGGCTACGATAACGCCACGGTGTCTTTGAGCCGCACCCCGGTTATCTCGAGTACGGAGATTTTCGACATCATTCTAGACCAAGAGGTCGACTCGGACGGGTACTCTTTAGAGGATGCGGACACGGGGATTATCTACAACACGTACACCTTTGCGTTCTCGGGTTTTGTCAATCGCGGGATTTCCCAGGATCGGCAGTACACGACAGCCCGGAAAAGGTATCGTATTACCTATGAGGGCGGGTACAACACCCCTGAACAGAC